AAAGGTCAATGTCGTAATGTCTGGATTTTCAGATTTAATAATTACATGACACGATGGATACGAATTCAAGTGAAGCCAAATAAAATCACTCTTAAAATCAATCATATTCCAGTTTTCCTTGGCATTTTGCCCAATGATAATTTCAGTTCCGTTATAAAACTCCGCCTTCATTTTATTATTATGAATGAATACAATAATAAAATCTTAGTTCAATTTTATATGTAATTCACAATTTTACATAGACAATATAATATTACAATAATGTATATGGGTAAATCAAATATCATGACAGCAGGCAATGCTTGCGGTTCGAAATATATCAGATTAAATGGTAATGTTGGTGGAGGAAATATCAAACAAGGCCTTCCTACGTTAGTTGGCAAACCTGCTAACATGGTTAATTATATTCGACGAAAAGCACGTCCCAATAACAATATTAATACAAACAATAATATATTGGATGACAAAAGTCAAACATCATATATTGTTTGTAAAGTAATATCAGTATCTCGACTGGTTGATACATCTAGTGTGGACGAAATATATAGAATCCAATTGAATACATTTACAAATCTAAAATATAAAGTCGGTCAGCATATTGGTATTATACCACTAATAAATGGAACAAAGCATAATGTTCGATATTATACAATAGCATCAAGTGAATTAGGAAATATAAACGGTATAATTGAATTATGTGTCAAGCGTGTTGTATATGAAGTAAACGGAGTAACAAATAAAGGTGTAACTTCAAACATGTTATGTGATTCAAAGAAAGGAGACAATATACTAGTATCTGGATCATTTGGAGACAACCTTTATATTCATTACGACACACCAAGACAAAATATCATTTTCGTAACAAACGGTGTAGGCATATCAGCTACATACGCATTCTTTAAAAGTTGTTTTGTTGACTATCAGACATTTAGTGGTAATTTTTATTCGTTCCATGGTGACGAAACAACTGATTCTGTTCCATACATAACCGAAATGTCAAATACAGACAGGTTATACTTGTTCAATGCATTAAGTGAAACAAATCATCAGTATGTTCAAGCCATCATGGAAGAAAATTTAACAACTATAATCACATTATTAGAGAACGGGGCTTACATTTATTTCTGTGGTAGTATAGCAATGCTAAATGGGGTAATAGAAATGTTTACTAAAAATGGCGTTGATGTCAATAATTATAAAAATCAATGGCATCAAGAGGTATATTGAATTGAGTCTATGTAAAGTGGATATGATTGCGTCTAATTATTTTTACATTGGTATTATTGTTAAATGGTATTTCGACAGGTCTTGTTTTACTCCACTTCATATATTCTTTTACTGTCATCCAATAGGTATGTGTTCTCACTTGATATGGATGAGTTTGGTTCATTGTTACAATAATATACTATCCAATCTTTATATCAATATAGACATTTGAATAGTTAGCAGTTAAAATATTATGTAGACTAACAAGGTGCGCCCCAATCATCAAACATCCTAACAAAGCATCCGCAGGTTTTATCTTTTGAAGGAAAACATTTCCCACACGAATCACAACTGTATATATTAGCTTTATTTTGAATAATGCGTTGTAATTCACCTGTATCGTGTAATTTTTTTAGTTCTGTATAGCCACCGATATGTTTGCCATATACAAAAATGTTGGGTACAGTTGTAGATCCAGTTTCAAAAGTCAATTCACGGGCAATAGACATACCTTCTGGTATTTTATCTATTTCGATAGTTCTAACGGGCGTATAATAATAATCATTATTCAACAATTGTTTTGCTCTAGAACAATATCCACATGTTGTTTTACTAAAAATACAAATCTCTTCTGGATGAACGTAACGTGTAAATATGGACATTATATATCTATACACACAAAGTATATTTAAGTTTATGAAAAAATAACTATATTATTTTTCTTTTCGATCGGTGTATTTTACTTATGTATGTCATATACCTATATCATTGTTACTTACTATCAGTAGCCATGACTGAAGTGTCTGTCTTGTCAGATATCATAGTTGCCTTCTTGATAAAATGCTTATTCATGTATCTTTGAATATTGAAATAAGTAACAACGGTATCATTATCAGTTCCCAATAGATGTTTCAACTTAGTATCTGGCTTAATCTCCCTCTTATTTTCGTCATTCGTAAGAGAATGTTGTTTAATATAATTACATACAAACTTTGTCACCTCTGTTCTAGCAACCGTTGCTCCAGTATCCTTGCCCATAAATTCACATAGTTCCTTTGAAATAGGAGATGCCTCGGCAAAACCAGATGGCTTTCTATTACCACTCGATTGCTTCTTTACAATAACTCTGTTTCGTTGCTTGATTTCCTTCTTCACCGTTTTCTCTAGTCCCTTTAATTGTGTAGACAGAGCAGTTATCTGGTTTTTAAATTGAGACAACGTGCTCAAAACAGACGTAAACTGATTGTCAATATTATTTGTAGTAGAAGGATCATTATCAGAAATAGTAGCACTCATATTGTCACACATATTGTATATTACATTAACGTAGTGTCTTTAAATCTATATATTTGAATAAACAATAAGTATTCTAAACATGTAATGTAAAATTTATTACATGTTTATCTTGCCTACCGATACTATGTATGTCAATTTACTTACTATCAGTTACCGTATGATTGGTGGCATGCTCGCGACGAACCGTGTTTGGCTTACTAGTAGACATTGTCCATTCGCCATTGTCGTCGCGACCATCTCTTGGACCGCCACCACGAGAACGCGTATTTTGTCTCCCAACCGGTCGCGTAGGCATAGTAGCGCGAATCTCATTTCGCGTCTCGCACAACAACTTGCCACCCTTGATACCCTTAATATTCGTTGCCTGGTACTTGTAATCAGCAGTCGCTTCAACCGACGACAATGTGAATTCAATATACTCTCCCTGGACCAAATACTTGTATTGCTCTTCATCAACACTAATAGCACTATGGTGGGCAAATACGTCGGTGCCAATCTTATCACCTACACTCGCCCCATCAATAATTGTGACAAATCCATACCCAGCCTTATTATTAAACCACTTAACACGTCCCTGATAGATAGTATTGCTTAAATCCATAGCACTCATTATATCTTGTAATACAATGATATCTTTAAATTGTTCTGGATATACAATATATTAAGTTTTAGTGAAAAAATACCCTACAATATGTAGGATGTTACTATTCAGATATTATTCAGATATTATTCAGATATTATTCCCATCCGATTACATAGACTAAAAAGAATAAAATTGAATAACAGAAATCGGAATATTATTATATCAAAATACGATATAACATGGTTATCATATGTAAAGATGAATTTGTCCAAAACGAATTGTTTCAAGAACATTTCAACAAATTTCCATTCCCACTAAGCGACTTTCAAAAATATGCGATTCAAGCAATTGTAGAGGGAAATCATATATTAGTGACTGCCCATACTGGGAGTGGAAAAACCTTGCCTGCTGAATTTGCCATTGAACATTTTGTGGCAAAAGGAAAAAAGGTGATATATACTTCACCTATCAAGGCATTATCCAATCAAAAATTTCATGAATTTACGAAAAAATTTCCACATATCTCATTCGGCATCTTAACGGGTGATATTAAGTTTAATCCAGAAGCAGATGTTCTTATTATGACAACTGAAATATTGCGAAATACACTCCTACAAAAAACAATTGATAATCAAGTGGATATGAATTCCGTCCCTCTTCAGTTTGAAATGGATTTCCAAAATGAGTTAGCAGCAGTGATATTCGATGAAATTCATTACATCAATGACCAAGATAGAGGCAAAGTATGGGAAGAGACTATTATGTTTCTACCAAGTCATATTCAGATGATTATGCTCTCGGCAACAATTGACAAATCGGAAATATTCGCTCAGTGGATTGAGGACGTAAAAACAACGGAGGAACATCAAAAGAAGGTATATTTAGCTCCTACAACACATCGTGTAGTGCCTCTTAATCACTACTTTTACACTACAATGCCTCAAGGGCCTATTAAAAACATCAAGGACAAGGAATTTCTTAAATATATAAATGAATTCTTACACAGACCCATTCCATTAAAAGATGGTAAAAATAATTTCAATAGAGATAATTATGACAAAGTAAGGCGATTATTGGAACATACTACCAAAAACAATTGTCATATTAAGCCGGCATTTGTATTGAACGAAGTAACAAAATATCTATTCAATAATGGAATGTTGCCAGCAATTTGTTTTGTATTCTCAAGAAAATTAGTAGAACGGTTTGCCCAAACAATTGGGTTGAGTTTATTCGGGGAAGATGAGGCACATCTACCGTCTATTATGCGTCGTGAATGTGAAAATACGTTGAGAAAATTGCCAAATTTTAAGGAATATATTAATTTGCCCGAATTTGAAATGATTATGAAGTTATTGGAAAAGGGGGTCGCCATTCATCATTCCGGAATCATGCCCATTTTTAGAGAAATGATTGAATTAATGTTTGCCAAAGGATATGTAAAGTTGTTATTTGCCACGGAGACATTTGCTGTTGGAATTAATATGCCGACCAAAACAGTATTATTTACAGGGTTTGACAAGTTCAACGGTTCTTCTATGCGTATGTTATATCCACATGAATATACGCAAATGGCGGGTAGAGCAGGAAGAAGAGGACTAGATACGGTCGGACACGTAATTCATTTAAATAATATGTTCAAATTGCCATATGGACGTGACTATGAACAAATGATAAACGGGAATCCGCAAACACTTCAGTCGAAATTTGCTATTTCGTATAATTTGGTTCTCAATTTCCTACAATTCAATAACAACACCCTCAACTTTGCTGGAAAAAGTATGTCAAATGGAGAGATTCAACGAAGTATTCAAGTGACGGAAACTCACATTGCCAAGTTAAAAACAGACGTAGAAAATAAAATGACAAACCCGTCCTATGAGTATGTAGTTAATAATATAGATGTGTTTGAGAATTATATTGGGGCTATTGAAGAAATGAAGACATGTAAGC